TGCCAACACGTCAATACTCGTCTCGTAGCCAACAGTCAACACTGACCAGTGCTATAACCGCAGGTGCTGCTACTATGACAGTAGTATCAGGCACAGCCTTACTTGGTGGTGTAACAATCCCATCAGGCAGAACCTTTACTTTAGTCATAGATGTAGATACTGCTCTTGAAGAAATTGTAGATGCTACGGCGGTATCTACTAATACATTTACAATCACCCGAGCCATTGATGGTTCATCTGCACAGTCACACTCAGCAGGTGCAGTAGTAAGACATATGGCTATCGGTAGAGATTACCGTGATGCCAACCTACATACACAGGCTGCTGCCTCTTACAATGATGGCGCAGGTAATGCCCAGTCAATGCACGGCATTGCAGCAGGTGAAGGTGATGTAGTAGGTACACTCAAAACACAGACTCTTACTAACAAGACTCTTACTAGCCCAACAATTTCTAACCCTACAATTACTGGAACATCTGGTGTTGAAACCAGCATAGTATTTGAAGGTGCTACGGCTGATGCCCACGAGACTACCCTGACTGTAGTTGACCCTACTCAGGATAATACAATCACCCTACCTAATACCACAGGTACGGTAGTCATTGCTAACGCAGTTCAGACCCTGACCAATAAGACTATGGGCGATGCCCTTAATGCTGGTGGCTTTAGGATTACAAATATTGCTACACCAGTAGATGGAACTGATGCGGTCAACAAGACCTTCGCTGATGCTCAGGTTGCTGCTGCTGCCACATCGGCTGCCAGTGCCGCTACGAGTGCCTCTAGCGCGGCTACAAGCGCCTCTAGCGCCTTTACTAGCGCCAACAGTGCATCTGCTTCAGCAGACGCTGCTGCTACCTCTGCAACCAGCGCAGCGACTTCTGCCTCATCGGCTCAGACTTCGGCTTCTTCGGCTCAAACCTTTGCTTCAACTATGGCAGCAAGCGTTACTGCTGCTCAGTCCTCAGAGACTGCTGCTGCATCAAGTGCAACTGCTGCTGCTACCAGCGCCACAAGTGCTGCTACCTCAGCCACATCTGCAGCCGCTTCTGCTACGGCAGCGGCTACTTCTGCTACTAGCGCTGCAGCATCGGCTACTGCCGCTGCTACTTCTGCTACATCATCTGCAACAAGTGCTACTGCATCGGCTACATCAGCCAGTGCTGCTGCTACTTCGGCAACTTCAGCAGCAGCCTCAGCAACGGCTGCAGCAACTAGCGCTACATCTGCAGCAGCATCTGCTACCGCAGCAGCCACATCAGCAACTTCTGCTGCTGCTAGTTATGACCAGTTTGATGATAGATACCTAGGTAGCAAGTCATCTGACCCTACTTTAGATAATGATGGTGGCGCACTACTAACTGGTGCGCTTTACTTTAATGATGTCATTGACGCTATGAAGGTTTATAATGGCGCTTCTTGGGACTTAGTAGCCCCTGATACATCTAACTTTATTGATAAGTCAATCCTTACTGGTAAGGGTTCTCTTATCTCGGCAAGTGGAGCATCTACTCCATCTGTCTTAACTGTTGCCTCAACCAATGGATATATCCTTTCGGTTGACTCTGCAACCACAACAGGTCTTGCCTGGGTTGCTGCTAATCCTGGAGATATTACTGGCGTAACCGCTGGCACAGGATTATCTGGTGGAGGAACATCAGGAGACGTAACTCTAAATATAGCAACATCTTATACAGACGAAATAGCCATCAATCAATTGATGGAAAGATACTAGGAAAGGATACAGTAACTAATGGCTGTAACATCTAAAGTCCTCTTTCGGGGGGCAGCAACAACAACCAGCACAACACTATATACAACTCCTGCTACTGCTACTGCGGTAGTAACTAACATTGGAGTAACCAATACTACAACTGGCTCAGTAACTGCATCTATATTATTTGACGATGTGGCTATACTGTCAGGTGTATCGGTTGCTGCTAATACTTCAATTTTTGTTGACTTAAAACAAGTAGTAGACCCTAACGATACTGTCAAAGGTACCGCTTCAACTACTGCTGTTAACTTTCATATTAGCGGAGTGGAGATAGTTTAATGACAATTCAACAATATCCCGCCCCAGAGGCGGCTGGTATCCCATCGGGTAATACAGCAGGCCGTCCTGCTGCACCTGTAATTGGTGACCAATATTACAATGGACAAGAAGGTTATTTAGAAATCTATAATGGCACTAACTGGATTCCAGCAAGTGCTGTCCCTGGGCAACCAACAATTGCTGTAGCCGATGTTGGAACAAGCGTAGCGTATGGCTCTGCTCAAGCAACAGTAACTATAACAGCAGCATCAGATAATGTTCTAATTGATTCTTTTAAAGCATATGCTTCATCTGGAGGATACATTGGAAATTCATCAACATCTGTTGTAACAATTACAGTAGGTAATAATGGAAGTTACTCATTTAATGGAACAACATTTTCTCCATTTGGAGAAAGCAGTCCATCTGCATTAGTGTCTGCAACATTAACAACTGTTCCTCAAGCGCCTACTATTGGTACCGCAACAACTACTTCTGCAACCACAAATGTTACGGTTACTTGGACTTTAGGAAGCGATGGTGGTAAAAATCTTACATCAATTACAATTACTCCATATTTAAATGGAACCACTGCTCAAACATCACAAACTGCTGCGACAACAAGTTCTACTACACACGCATTTACTGGCTTAACACAAGGTTCTGCTTATACATTTAAAGTAAAAGCCTCAAATGCAAATGGCGATGGTCTTGAAAGTTCTGCTACAAATTCTGTAACCATCCCAACTTTAATTGCTGTAGATTATTTAGTTGTTGCAGGTGGTGCAGGCGGTGGCGGAACTGGTGCTTATAATATTGGTGGCGCAGGTGGTGCAGGAGGACTTCGTTCTACAGTAACAGGAACTGGTGGCGGTGGTTCAATTGAGACTGCTTTAAATTGTGCGCTTAGTACTAATTTTACTGTTACAGTTGGTGCTGGTGGTGGCGGTGGTGGTAGCGGTGGTAGCCACGGAAGCAACGGAAGCAATTCTGTTTTTAGTACCATTACTTCAACTGGTGGAGGTTATGGCGCTGGTAACACTGGCACTGCAACTGGCGCAAATGGTGGCTCTGGTGGTGGCGGTGCAGGTGATTCTGGTACTGGCACTCGCGCTGGTGGTACAGGAACTGCAAATCAAGGTTTTGCTGGAGGCACTGGTTTACGAAGCGATGTTAGCCACGAGCGCCGAGCAGGTGGCGGTGGCGGTGGTGCTAGCGCTATTGGTGGTGCTGGCGCTTTTGCTTCCTCTACTTCAACTGGTGGCGCTGGTGGTGCTGGTGTAGCAACAGACATCTCAGGTTCATCAGTAACTTATGCAGGTGGCGGCGGTGGGGGCGGCTGGAATGTTGGAGGAACTGGTGGTGCTGGTGGTGGCGGTGCTGGTGCTACAAGTAGCACTAATAACGGTTCTGCTGGCACTGCTAACACTGGCGGTGGCGGAGGTGGTAGCGCCCAGGCTGGCAATGGCGGAAGCGGTGGTTCTGGAGTAGTCATTCTTCGCTATCCAGATTCAAGAACAATTACTATCGGAGCAGGATTAACAGGAACAACAAGCGCTGCAAGCGGTGGTTTAAAACGAACAACAATTACTGCTGGCACGGGAAATGTGAGTTGGGCATAATGGCACACTACGCTTTTTTAGATAAAAACAATGTAGTAACTGAAGTAATTACTGGCATTGATGAGAATGAACTAATTGAAGGTAAATCCCCTGAACAATGGTATGGCGAGTTCAGAGGACAAACCTGCGTAAGAACCTCCTATAATGGAAATATTCGTAAAAACTTTGCAAGCATAGGCTATACTTATGATGGAAGTTTTGATGTTTTTATTCCAATTAAACCATTTCCATCTTGGAAATTAAATTATCAAACTTTCCAATGGGGACCTCCTATTCCAGAGCCTTCTTTTGAAGAAGGCTATATTTGGAAATGGTCCGAAATAAATCAAGAGTGGATTAAAATACCACTAGATTAGGAATATAATGGGGACAAATATAACTTTTTTAAGTGGACTGCCTAGGACTGGTTCAACCTTACTGGTTTCTATCCTAAGTCAAAATCCACAGATACATACTGAGGGAACTTCGGCCTTGTGTCAGTTGATGTGGGATATGCAAGTGTCCTGCTGGAACACTGAACAAATACTGAATAAACCTGAAGTAGAAGAAAAGTTATTGTCTTCTATTCCAAAAGTTTTTTATGAAGGTGTACAGAAAGACATCATAATTGACAAGTGTCGTACTTGGCCTTTACCAGCCAATTTAGAACTAATAGACAAATACATAACCAAAACACCTAAAATAATAATTACTGTACGGCCCATTGTTGAGGTTCTTAAAAGTTTTGTTTATATTGCAAGTTTAAATAATCATCCTAATCCAGAGGCAGGATTATTAGATGACCGTTCTGCTGTTATGCGTTCACTAGAAGGAATAAAATATGCTAAGGCTAATAATTTAGGTCAATTTTTATTTGTTTCGTATAATGATTTAGTAGATAATACTGAACAAGTAATAAAAAACATTTACAAATTTTGCAATTGGGATACCTTTGAACATAAATTTACAGGAATAACAAATCCTAATTTAGAAAGAGACGATTTACTTCGCGCAATAGGTCTGCACGACATTAGACCAGAAATAAAACGAAGAAAATTAAATGTAAAATTATCAGATGAATTGTATGAAAAAGCAATACAACTAGATAAAGAGATGGGGACAATGTGATACAAAAGCAAGAGACAGTGGCTATCGGTTGGTGCGACAATGGCACCACCGATGGCAAGTTTACTGAAGGGTTAATGACAGCAGTAATTGCTGGCCCTAACAATGGTATGCGCTTTACTTCATCTATCCGTGTTCAAGGTAATCAGATAGGCAGACAACGCCAGATACTCTTTGACTACTGGGCAGATAAGATGAAGACAGACTGGATACTATGGGTAGATTCAGACATAGTACTAACTCTTGAGGCTATGCAGAAACTCTGGCAGACAGCCGATAAGGTTAACCGCCCTGTAGTTAGTGGTGTTTACTTTATATCTAAGGAGAACGAGGGCAGTCTTATGCGCCCGTTCCCAGTTCTATTTGATGATGTAGATGAGTTTCAAGTTCGCTATCACCACCCATTACCTGACAATCAAGTTATTAAGGTTGACTGTGCAGGGTTTGGCTTTGTTCTAATGCATAAGTCTATTGTTCCTAAGATGCGAAAAGCATTCCCAGGACAGTCTATGTTTATGGAACGCGGTGATGCCGAAGACAGTAAGTTTGTCGGTGAAGATATTATCTTCTTCCGCCGTATGAAGGCAGCAGGTGTACCACTACACGCCCATACTGGAGCACTGGTAAAGCATATGAAACGCTTTAGCGTTGACTATGACTACTATGCATTGTATTGGGCTAACGAACATTTAAAGACAAAACTAAAAGAGCAGCAGAATGAGTCAGAGTAAGACAGAGTTTCCTAACTGGTTTGCTTCAGCAGCCCAGAAGAACTTTGCAGATTTGCTACTTAGACTATCTGATAAACCAGACTTAAAGTTCCTACAACTAGGAGCCTTTACTGGTGATGCTAGCGTATGGTTACTTAACAATGTACTTCTTAATGAGGGTTGTCATCTAACTGATGTAGATACTTGGCAGGGTTCCAATGAAAAAGCCCACGAAAGTATGGACTTCAATGATGTTGAACTAACCTATGATGAGAAGTTAAAGACTTACACTAATGTAACTAAATTCAAGGGCAAGACTATTGATTTCTTGCGTCAAGCCCCGCTTGATTACTATGATTTTATTTACATAGATGCTGACCATACTGCCATAGGCACCTTACTTGATGCTGAGTTATCTTGGCTATGTCTTAAGTCAGGTGGCGTATTAGCCTTTGATGACTATGAGTGGAGCGATGGGACAGGCGATGCTAATCGCCCTATGCCTGGTATTAATTCATTTCTTGAAAGACATAAGGATGAACTTTTTTTAATTTGTAAGAACTGGCAGTTATGGGTAGTAAAAAAATAAAAGGAGAATAAGTGGCTGGTCGTGATATTACAGAAGGTCGCGCATCGCGGGCCATTGCTGTTGATGTTGGTGTAGTTGCTACTGATGCTATATGGCAGAATACTGATATAGCCTATGATGTTGCTATTGGTGGTATGCCATTCATCTATGCTATCTCTGATAGCAAACCTTACATACGCCAGACTGCTCCATATAAGAAAGAACAGTTTGATAACCAAACAGAACCTGGTGAGCAGACGCTTACTGGTTGGTGGATTCGTAGCCAGTCTTCCTTTCACGAGGGGACTGGCATTACTTTTTATGACCCAGGACTTATTCCTGGTGAAGGCACATCTCGCTTTGCCGATAGCAAGGGTGTAGATGTATGGACAGAAGGTGAAGTAACTCTTCTTAACAATACTGCTAGCGCTCACTACACAACTGGCACAGTTAGAGCCAATGGCAAACCATTTCAATCTGCCCGTAGTATTAAATACGGCAGCACTGATGGCATTTTATTGTGGGATGAATTTGATGTAGACAAGATTGCAGCAGATGGAACGGATACTCACTTTATAGATTACGCAGCAGGTACTGACTACCCTGTTCACGCTATATGTGATGATGGCGTTAATGCTTATTGGGTAACCAATGTAACCAACTCTGGAACTCCAAGGCTACGAGTATATAAAAAACCATTAACAGGAACCTCAGCAAGCACTGCTGATGTTACTTTAATGATTAGCGACAATGGTATTACAGTAAATGATGCAACAATAGACTATGTTAAAGACCGTCTTATTATGACGGTTAATAATAAAATATATGAATTTGCTACAAGTGCATCTTCTTTACCTACCGCAACTTATACTCACGCCAGCACTAGCGTAGTGTTTACTAGTATAACTGCTTCTGGTACTTCAATATATGTATCTGCTTTTGAGGGTATTCAATCATACATTTACAAGTTTACATTAACTACCACAACTGGTTCTATGCCTGCACTTACCAGCGCTATCACTGCTGCTCAGATGCCTACTGGTGAAAAGATATTTAAGATTGAATACTATTTAGGTTATATGTTAATCGGTACTAGTAAAGGTATCCGAGTAGCAACTGTAAATGATGATGGCTCTATTATCTATGGACCTTTGATGATTGAAACTAGCCAGCCTGTATATGACTTTGCATTTAGAGATAGATTTGCTTGGGCTGCAACAGGAGTAGCGGGCGAAGGCGGAGTTGTTCGTATTGATTTAGGTAACGATTTAGGTGGCCTTCGTTTTGCTTATGCCAATGACTTATGGTTAGACAATGGAGTCACTGGTTATGTTACAACTTCCTGCGCTTTTGCTGGAGAAACAGATAGACTCGTATTTGTCACTGCTGCTGTCAACAGAGGAACAATTACTAATAAAGAATTAACCTCTGATGTAGCGACACTTACTACAGGTGCAGCACACGGCCTAGAGGTCAGCGATAGTATCTGGGTGGAAGGCGTAGACTCCACATTCAACGGTAAATACACTGTCACTGCTGCTACCACTACTACATTTAGTTATACCAAAGCAGCCACTAACGTAGCATCAACTGCAGTAACAGCAGCCACAGCATTAGTCAATGAGACTGGTACTATCAACATAGAATCATCTGGGGCTAAAATGTCTGACGGCTACATACAGACAGGCTTTATCAGATACAACACATTAGAACCCAAGAACTTTAAGCGCCTAGTAGGGCGCGGTGAGTTTGACTTTGGCTCTATGACTTTAGAAACCGTAGATTCAGCAGGCACTGAATACGACATAGTCAGTTATGACTCATCGGTTCCGCCAGTAGAAGTAACTACTAGCCAGCCAGCAGGGGCACAAGAATATTTAGCCTACAAGTTTATTCTATATAGAGATGGCACCGATAGCACTAAGGGTCCTGTCTTCAAGGGCTATCAGGCAAAGGCTACTATTGCTACACCTAGACAGCGAGTAATTAAGTTTCCTGTTTTCTGCTATGACGTAGAGACAGATAAGTACAATGTTATGGTCGGCTATGAAGGCCGTGCTAATGACCGTATAGGACAGTTAGAATCCATTGAAGAAAATGGAGACATTGTAACTTGGCAGGATTTACAGACTGGCGAAAGCCGTCAGGTTGTAATAGAACAAATCACCTTCACTCGGATGACTCCACCAGATAGAGGATTTTCTGGTTATGGAGGAACCCTCGATATACTTATAAGGACTGTGTAATGACACCTACTGAATGGGCTGGCCTAGCCGTAGCCGTATTTACTTTGATTGCTGGATTCGCTGGCGCTGTGCGCTGGATGGTTAAGCATTATCTTTATGAACTTAAACCTAATGGCGGTTCTAGTTTAAAAGATAAAGTAGATGCACTTGAAAATAAAGTAGAGTTACTTACAGAGTTTGTGAAAGAAGCGTTAAAAAAATGAGCATACATAGACCTTGGGATAATCCAATAGAACCAATAGTACCTATCCTTCCTGATTGGGAAGACGATGAAGAAGACATCTGATGAAACCTGTAGCCAAAGTAGCGTCACCTGCTGCTATTGCTGTGCTCCGTCAAGCGACAGCGTTGTTTCCGAAGCGCAAGAAACTGTCAGACGGGTTGTTGCCTTCGTTAGCGCATCAGAAAGCCAGCCCGAATTCGGACCACAATACTGGGCTAGCAGTAGATTTGACCCACGACCCTGAGAGCGGTATTGATTGTGCTGTCATTTTTGAGAAACTTAAAGAAGATGAACGAGTGGATTACCTCATATACAATAAAAAAATTTGGTCAAGAGCCAGACGCAAAGAAGGCAATAGGAAGTATGCAGGTAGTAATCCTCACGTTAAGCATCTACATATTTCTATTAATGATACTCACCGCAGTGACACTAGTCCCTGGTTCTGGTGGCTAAATCAACCTAAAGTTGTGAATCAGATTATGGCTAACCTACAGCCACAGTCTAAGAAGAAGGTTGCAGAAGGTACCACTGTGGTACCAGTATGTACCTGCTGTAAGGTTCACAATACAAAACGAAAGGCAATCTAATGGAACAACTAAAGCAACTATCGCTGACTTGGTTCCGTGCCGCAGCAGCCGCTGCCATCGCACTCTACCTAGCAGGAGAAACTGACCTTAAGGTTCTAGGAACAGCAGCACTTGCTGGTCTCCTTGGACCAGTACTTAAGTGGTTAGACCCATCTGCCCCTGAGTTTGGCAGAGGTGCTAAGTAGCCCTTTAAACGCCCTATAAGGCGATTACAGACACAAATAGACCCCCTACCTTAATTGGATAGGGGGTCTATTTTGCTTTCTCCCAGTCTTCCCCTAACTGGAGAGAAGTTCTACGGGGACTCGCCACCCTCCGATAGATTCATCTCTGTATTCTGCTGTCATATAGTCAGAGCCTTTGAACTTGCCGTATATCTCCACCTTAGAATAGTACTCTACATCTAGCACCTTAGTGCCAAAGATAGTTCTGTCCTTGTCTTTGTCCCAGAAAGGTATGGCTGTTTGTGTCCTAACAGTTCTGACCTCAAAGTCACCGACATCTGATATGTTCTTGCGCCGTTTATGTAGGCTGTTTGGATACCACGGCACAGACCAAGTCAGGTCAAACTCTTTGGCTACTGCCCACTCAGATACATTGGCTCTGATATTAGCATTTAATTCTGGCTCTAACTTACCTAGCCGTTTACCTTCTGCGTAGTTAGGTTTATCCATTGAGCCGAACTTAGTTAGCC